AGGTCGTAAAAATGCCAAATTAGGTTTAGAGATTTATCAGCATGGACGTTACTTCACAATGACTGGCAACCGCGAAAATTCGAATGAAATTTTTGATCGCACAGACGAACTTGTCGAATTGCTTGAAAAATATTTTGATGATAGTGATTTGCGAGGTCGTGTTGTAAATATTTCTGAATACGAAAACGATGAAATTAAATTATCAAATGAGCAGCTATGGCAGAAGATGTTCAATAGCCGCAATGGTGATGAAATTCGCGCATTATACAATGGACATTTAATCGATGACGACCATTCATCATCTGATATGGCATTAGCAAACCATTTAGCCTTTTGGACAGGTAAAAGTGCTACGCGTATGGATAGCATGTTCCGTGAGAGTTCGCTGATGCGTGATAAATGGGACAGAATCACATACGGCGATACAGGTGAAGCGTACGGAGAGCGAACGATTGCAAAGGCTATCGCTTCTACTACCACAACTATATTGGACCATAAAAACGACAGTGAATTTTCATTTGCCATCCACAGTGATGATGTGGTGGAAGAAGTTGAGCAAAAGCCAGCACGTAAATTCAAATTGACCGATTTAGGGAACGCTGAGCGCATTGCATACGAATATGGTCACATCATCCGTTATATTCCATCGGTCGGTTGGTATGTATGGAACGGCAAGTATTGGGAGTTTGATGATAAAGGTAAGCTGCACCGTTTAGTTGCAAAGGTTGTTCGCAAGCTAGGTGAATCAGAAGATGAAATAGAAAAGAAATGGGCACGTCATTGTGAAAAGCATAATGTTCGTGAAAGCGCGATTAAGGATTTAAAAATTTTAGTGCCAGGTGATCGCGCTGAATTTGATAAGTACAAATTTTTGTTCAATGTAGCAAATGGCATTGTTGATTTGCAAACAGGCCAGTTACAGCCACATGACCGAGAAAAAAGATTAACTAAAATGGCGAATGTTGAATTTGTGGAAGGCGCACAATGCCCAACTTGGCTCGCGTTCCTCGACCAAATATTTTTAGGCGACAAAGATTTAGCCGATTACATGCAGCGTTTAATAGGTTACTCATTAACAGGTGATATTTCTGAGCAAATTATGATGTTTCTTGTTGGTGGTGGCAGTAACGGTAAATCAACTTTCATCAATACAATCAAGGATTTGATAGGCGAATATGGTAAGCAAGCGAAGTCAGACACGTTCATAAAGAAAAAAGATACAGGAGCTAATAATGACATTGCTCGACTCGTTGGATCACGTTTTGTAAGTGCAATCGAATCTGAAGAAGGAGAAAAGCTTTCAGAATCATTCGTTAAGCAAATTACAGGTGGTGAGCCAGTATTGGCCCGTTTCTTAAGACAAGAATATTTCGAGTACATTCCTGAATTTAAAGTGTTCTTCACAACGAATCATAAGCCAATCATCGGTGGTCTTGATGAAGGTATTTGGCGCCGAGTTAAATTAATACCATTTGATTTGAATCTACCAGCTCATCAACGTGATAAAAAGTTACCTGAAAAGTTATCGCTCGAAATGCCAGGGATTTTAAATTGGGCTATTGAGGGTTGCTTAAAGTGGCAGAAGGATGGATTAAAAGAGCCTGCCATCGTTACAAAAGCAACAGGGTTATACAAAGCAGATATGGATATTTTAGACCCATTCTTAATTGAGTGCTGCTATCAAGATAAAGACAATGATCAAATTAAAATCGAAGCAAAAGAGCTTTATAACGTATATGACAGCTTTTGCTACAAATCGGGTGAGCGCACTTTAGGTAATCGTAGTTTTTACAGAATGTTGGAAACTAAGGGTTACAAAAAGGAACGTGGCGCTGGAAATAAATTGTATGTTTATGGAATTACATTACTTGAGAGAGCGCCGAAAGGGGTTACTCAACAGCACGAAAACGTTACTGAGGAAGCCGAAAAAGTCGGTTTTAAGCTTGTTTAGTACCTTCTGATTGCTTTAGTAACTTTTTTCGATAACTTCAAAAATCCAGTAATATCAACGGTTTGTATTACTTATTAGTTATTTTAGTTATTTTGGTTACTCATATTTTAAATAAATAAAAAAAATAAATATATATAAATAGTTATATATAAGAGCCTAATGGTGGTTTGCGAGTAATCAAAATAACATTTGCGTCTTAAACCCTTGGTATATAAGGATTTGTAGGGTTATTTATTCAGTAACTAGAGTTACTTTTAGGAGTATTTTAAGCATTTTTGCTCTTTTTAGTAACTATGAAAATGCGAGGTGGTTAAAGTGGATTTTATAGGACCATTTATTTCGAATTTTTTGGAATTCAAAAGAGGTACAAAAAAATTACAGAGAACAACTACTTACGGTAGGTATTTGTATTACTGTAATTTGATTGGTCAAAAGCCCGTTAGTAATTATAAATTTTACAAAGAATTAGAAAAACGAGGGATCAAGAAAACAACAGACGGAAAATATTTTTTGAACGTGGAGTTAAAACGATGACTGTGATTTTTATTCTTTCTCAAATTTGGAAATTCGGTGGCGTCATTGAACGGGATAAAATGGACGGCAGCCTTGAATTAAAAAATCACGAAAAGATTCCTGGTGAAGTTTTAAAGGCTGCAGAACCGATTTTCAATGAAATCGACACATACCTAAAATCTGTAGAAGACATGAATGGTGCAGATAAGACTTTGTGGAAAATGATTGTTGCATTATGTGGTTGGCAAAAAAATGAATCAATTAGCAATTTCTTAAACAATGATGAAGTTGCATTGAATTTGTTTTGTGATTACCAGGCAAAGTTGGCGGTCAATGGTTGGAAGGAAATCTATGTTGATTGGCGCCAGTATGAAAATGATGAATCAAATGAGTTGAAACAAAAAATATATGAACGGGCTATTTTATACGCTAATCAAAATAAGTGATTTACAGCCGTTTTAAGCCGTTTTAGAGGACGGATGATAAATATATCCAACTTTAAAATAGAACATCTGTACGGTGTTTGTAACAAGTGAAAACAAGGAGGTAAATAGATTGGTATGGCTAAACATGAAAAATTAGAGGTTGGTCAACGAATTTGGATAGAATCAATTTGGTACTTCTACACAAATCGTGATCGTTCTATAAGTGAGTACAAAATTGTTGAAGCAAATCGTAACAGTGCTTATGCGGTAAGAGTTGATAACCTTGGTAAAGATAAACCTTATCGTAATCGCATAGACCAAAAAACACGTAAAATAAAAGGTTCTGGTTCTTTTGGTGTCGGTGAAGTGATTTGGGAAAGTAAAGAGGCATTCGAAGCTGATGTCAAAAGAGTTAATGATACAGAGATTGCTAGAGAAAAAGCGATAAAAAAGGTGAATAAGATGTCACTAGAACAACTTCAAGAATTGCTAGGTGATTCACAATGATTCACTATAAATACACAGATAAAGAGATTGATAGCATATTAAAAACATTAACAATCGTTATCGATACGCGTGAACAGGTCAATGACCATATATTGCATTATTTACGAAAACACGAAATCCCATTTATTAACCGAGCAATTAAAACAGGTGATTATGCTGCAATGATTCCGGCAAATGAAGAACTTGGTATCAAGCGCGATATTTGGCTATCTAGTCGAATTGAACGCAAAGCACATATGGATGAAATCACTGGCAACTTGCAAAAAGATACGAAAACGGCTTTTGAAAATGAATTGATACGCGCGAAGGATATTCCTTTCACTCTTTTATGCGAAGATCCTGATGGCTACGGAAAAATGATACGTGGTGAATATCGAAGCCAGTACAAGCCATTATCATTGCTGGGTACGATTAATAGTTTCAAAGCACGTTACAATTTCGAAATTGTCTACTTGGATAAAAAGTATAGTGGTAACTTTATTTATTACCATTTCTATTACCAGGCAAGAGACTTATTAAAAAACGGGGTGTTTTAATGGCTGAATCGAAAGAAAAATCTGTACTCATTGACCTTGGAGTAGTACGAATCAAAGAATATGACTCGTTAAATGTAGTTATAGAACGCTTAGAAGAAGTAGTTAATCCAGTATCGAAAGATGTTTCTAGTAAGTGGCGATTTAAGGGCTATTCAGATACCATTTCAAAGGCTCTTAAACAAATTGTAAGCAAAGAGTTAATGATTGATAAAAACGCTGTAAAAGGCATCGAAACCCACTTAAAACAAATTGAAGATTCTAACGAAGTTATTCTAAAGGCAATTGAGAGAGGGGCGTTCTAACCATCGTGAACATGCGCAATGGGATTCCTATTGTTCAGTCGGTGAAGAAGTCAAAACAGCCACAGGGTAGATTGTGAAAGGTCATAATCCAAAATGAAAAACATAAGGAAGCAATGAGAAATTTTGGTGTAAAATATTCATAGGATAGATTCTTACCTTAGGAGGATATGATGATTACATCAATCGAAACAGAATTGCTTACAAAAATTAATGAAATTACACAAAAATATAAAGATATATTTAAGGAACAGCATCTTAAAACAGTAGATTATTATAATAATGTTTTATTAATAACACGTATCGAGTTACGTAGTATAGAGAATAATATGAATATACCAGAACGGGGATCTATTGTAATGTCGGCTGCCGCATTATTAATAGCTGGAGTGGTATTTAATTTAGATATTTTTAGTGATGTTGTATTTGTTGAAGACCCAAAAGGAACTTATACCAAAAAGCCATATCATCTATTTATTCAGTTACTCGGTATTGGTCTTTATTCTTATATTTTTATAGTTTTGCTTTTTATTACTCGTAGTTTTAAAGTTCAAAAAAAGAGATCTAAGTTGCATGTCGATCTTTTACTTTTAGAGGAATATTTAAATATGTACATTGATATAAAAAATTTAAAATCTAAACCATTAGGTTAAAACTCATTTACAAGGTAGGTGCTGCACATGCCTACGTTATCGCGTAGTGATATACAGACAATCGAGAGATATTGGATTGATCTGGAGCAAAATAGGAAGAAACTAAAATATCGTGAATGGGAACTGTTGCATCCACATAATGAAGGTGGCGAAATGGTTGGAGGTCGTAGTAATACGATTTCTGACACGACAGCCAAGAAGGCAATGCTTCTAACCAATGACGATTATTACCAAAACTTAAAGCGCATCATCAAGACTGTGGAAGACCTATACAATGAGTTAGACGATGATATGCGTACCATTGTAGATATGCGTTACTGGGATACAGATGGCTGTTATGAATGGGAGGATATAGCTGACAAGTTGTATATTTCTCGTCATAAGGTATTGCGTAAACGTAACATCTTAATAGATAAAACAGCGGAAAGAATTGGATGGGTTTAAAAGTGAACTTCTTAACACTAGGGAAGTTCGCAAAAAAACAGTGTAAATTGATATTATCAAGTTTTATCAAAAGCGTACGGAAATACGCTAACAAAAATAAGCATTACAAAATAAACACGTTCGCTTGTACGTGTATGTCGGAAATAAGTAAAGACCACTCAATTAAGGGTGGTCTTAGTTTAGTAGAAAAGAACTTTAAACATTAAAGCAACAGCAACCAAACTCAAAATTGGTCCTACAACATGCGTTAGAAAACCATGGTAAATTTTTTCAACCATAAAAGTTTCACCTCCTAAAATAATTGTAATTTATGTAGGACTATTTTTCTATTAATTACACTTGTTTCCATGCTATTATGATTAGTGTGGAGGGAGAGATGTAAATGAAATTTTCTTTAGTCAAAAATGGAGCTGACTCTTTAAAAAATGCATTTATTAACATAGAGAGAATTGATGAGCTAGAAATAGGTCATGATCATGCTTTAAAAGATGCAGTGATTTTTTTAAATCATGGAATTGAAATCCTTTTAAAAGTAATACTAGCGAAACGAAGTTTTGCTTTAATGTTTGACAATGTAAAAGATTATCAAAAAGCTAAAATAGAATTATCAAAAACTGATAAGAAAGATGTATTTGAAGTTAATCCAAACTTAAAAACTGTCTCATTAACAGAAGCATTATTAAGAGTTGAATATTTATGCGATATAGAGATTGATATTAATATGAAAAACGCTGTACTTGCTTTGAATAGTGTAAGAAACAAAATAATGCATTTTAGTGTAGAAATTGAAGAAGATGAAGTATTGGAACTTACCAAGAAGTTAGAATTTTGTTATAATGCTGTGAATAACTTCTTTGAAAAGCACATTGAAGACTTTGATGAGTTTATTGATGACGCAAGGTTTGAATACACTCTAGAAGAGTATTATCAAGATAAAGCAGAGTGGCATGCTGAGGATATGATGGATGAAATGAGATTATTAAGTAAATATGAATAATCAGATTGAAAAGTCGCACTTACTACGAGTTGCGGCTTTTTATTATTTCTAGAGTTGATCTAGTAAATGTATGTCGGAAACAAGCAAATGAGACTACTAAATTGGTAGTCTTTTTTTATAATGACAATACGTTCCATTTGAACTATCATATAGTTTAGAATGGAGGTGATTACATATGAATAATATGTTTAGTAATTATGAACCTTTACTATGTAAGTGCTGTGGTAAAGATACCCTGAAAAATCCCCAAAAAAGCAATGTGGTTTTGAGTGAAAACGATGAAGGTATTTTTGACCAGATTTTTGTTTGTTGTAAAGGGGAATGTGATAGAAAATTAGGTAGTCTACACGGATGGAAAGATTTAACTGAATTTATGAATCCATATTTATATTTGCAGCACATTAATGCTATATTAAATAACATTCAACGATCAGAAAAAACTATTTTCACGGAAGAATCCCTAAAGAGCTACAAAGAAATTCTTATTAAAACTGCACCTTTTGTATTCAGAGACATGACAGATGAAGAAAAGCGCCAAGTAGAAATTTCTAAAATGTTTCCTTACTAAAATGTAAGTCACATCTAACAAGGTGTGGCTTTTTATTATGCTTCATATTTCTAGTAGTGACATTTGTTGCCTTTTAGAATATTATTAATATAGTTCAAAAGGAGGGGTAATATTTGAAAGTATTTATTAGTTGGTCTGGTGAAAGGTCACGTAAAGTAGGAGAATTATTAGATGAATGGTTGCAATGTGTGATACAAGCAATCAATCCTTGGAGATCAGATAGAGATATTGATCGTGGTTCTTTATGGTTCACTCAAATAACAAATCAATTAGAAGAGACAAGTATTGGTATTGTATGTATTACGCAAGAAAATAAAAATAATCCTTGGATATTATTTGAATCTGGTGCGATAGCAAAAGGCTTGTCATCTAGTAGGGTGTGTACATTTCTAATTGATTTAGAACCTAGCGATATCAAAGATCCATTAGCACAATTTAATCATACTAAGCCCACATATGATGGTGTTAAAAGTTTGGTAAGAACTTTGAATAGTGTTTTAGAAGATAAAAGCCTTCCTGAAAAAATACTAGATCAAGCTTTTGAAACATATTGGCCACAATTTGAGGAAAAATTCAGATGTGTTTTGGACGGAACAACTCAACAAGAAGAGGTTGAAAGTAGAAGCGAAGAGGATATTTTATCTGAATTACTTTATATAACAAGAGGTATGGATAAAAGAATTAGAGATTTAGAGTACACAAAAGAAAATAGCAACAGACCAAAAACTACTTATTCTTTTAGCACAAAATATTTGAACATTATTAAAAAAGATATAAGAAATATGATTAGTAATGGTGAAAATGAAGAAGATATAATTTCAAAAGTTAGTAATAGACATGATGTTATAGAATCAGTTGTAAAAGATATGTATAAATCAGTACTGAATGAAGGTAAACAAATAGAAATATTTTAATTTTTAAAAGTCACGTCTCAATCCGATGTGACTTTTTTATGATGGAATTTTAGATATAAATTGTGGAGGGATGAGGTATGGAACCAATCTACGCTAAGTGTAACAAGTCATGTGGTCATAGGTTTTATGTCCAGCACTTTAAGCTAGACAAACTGGATAACAAAGTAGAGAAGACATACTTCAACTGTCCCAACTGTGGACGTGAGTATGTCTGTTTTTATACAGACGAATCAACACGTAAGCTACAGGCAAAGATGCGTGAACTACACCGCAAGATGAAGTGGGCTGATGCTCATAAGCTAGAACAGTTAAAGCATGACGAGCTACAACTAAAGGATACCATAGCACAGGGCATGGCGAGGGTGAAGCAAGAGGTAGAGCAGCATGAACAGTAAACCTCTACGACCATGCAACAAGCCGGGCTGTCCTAACCTAACGCGTGAAGGAAATTGCGAACAACATAAAACATCCAAGGCAGACAACAATCGGTACTATGATAGGTACAATCGCAACAAGAAACATGATCAGTTTTATCATTCGTCATCTTGGATTAAATGCCGTGACTACATCAAGATTCGAGATAACGGTTTGTGCCAGCATTGCCTGAATGAAAAGCGAATTACGGTCGGAGTACTTGTGGACCACATCGTGCCACTAACTACTGACTGGTCCAAGCGATTAGACGAAAACAATTTACAATTGCTTTGTCAATCTTGTCATAACAAGAAGACGACCGAGGATGTACAGAAGTACGGTAAGAAATAGGGTATCCCCCCTCCATTCGTTTCCCATAGGGCAGGGGGCCCTACACCGGCTGACCGATTTCCTCGCAGAAAAACCCGTTTTTGAATATTTTTTCTGGAAGGCTAAGGAAAATGAAAGTGAGGTGATAGTATGGCAGGTCGAAATAAGCAGCCATTGCAAGTGATTCTAGGGAATGGCCGTTCTAAACATTTAACCAAAGATGATATAAAAAAGCGTCAAAAACATGAAGAAAAGATGCGTGGACCGACTGAAAACATTGAAATTCCATCGTATTTAACGGCTGCTCAAAAGAAGGAATTTGCAGAGATTGCTGAAAAGCTTGTAGCGCTTGAAATTTTCAGTGAGCTTGATGTTGATTCTTTAGCGAGGTATCTGGACTCGAAACATCAGTACTTACAACTAGTGAAGGACATACGAAAAATCAAACCAACAGAGACAGTTGAGCAGGAAAATGGCAAGAAAATTACGATTGCTAATGAGGATTATCCAAAGTTGCAACGAACCAAAAATACATTGTTTAACGAATGCCGTTCTGCAGCTGCTGATCTTGGGCTTACTATTACATCTCGTTTGAAATTAGTCATTCCTTCCCCTTCAACTGTGGAAGGCAAAACCGAGGCCCAGAAGCGATTTGGTGATAGATTATGAATTGGGTTTTAGAACGGGTCTTTAACTACTGTGATGATATTCTAAGTGGGGAAATTAAGGCTAGTATTAAACACAAATGGGCGGTTCAACGCTTTATAAAAGATTATGAGGATTGTCAAAATGATGACAGTCCTTTTTATTTTGATGAAGAAGTGGCCGAGGATTTCTATTGGTGGGCCAATGAGTTTGAACACGTTGAAGGTGTATTAGCTGGTGAAAAGGTTCAACTTAATGATTTTCAACTATTTATCTCTGTAAATATCTTCTGTTTCAAAAAGAAGCGAAACGGAGCTCGTCGTTTCCGTAAGGTTTACATTCAGCTAGCTCGTAAAAATGCTAAGTCTCAATTCTTAGCAATTGTTGGTTCTTATATCGCCTTCCTTGGAGATGAGAAACAGCGTATGTATATTGCAGGATGGCAGAAAGATCAATCAGACGAGGTGTATATTGCTGTTCGAGATGGGATAAATTCAAGTGAGTTGTTGGATGGTCGATGGAAAGAAGCCTACGGCAAAATTGAAGTCTTCAACAATGGGTCCGTCATCGTACCGTTATCACGTGAAACACGTAAAACAGGGGATGGTAAGAACCCATCAGTTGGAATTGTGGATGAGTACCATAACCATCTTACATCTGAAATTTACGATGTTTTATTATCAGGGATGGTTGCTCGTAAAGAACCGTTAATGTTTGTTATCACGACAGCAGGGTTTGATTTAAGTAGGCCATGTTTTGTTGAATACGAATATGTTTCACGTATATTAAATCCTGATGACGATACAGAGAACGATGATTATTTCGGTATCATTTGCGAGCTTGATCCAGGGGATGACATAAAGGATGAAAGTAATTGGATTAAGGCAAATCCTATTGTAGCTACTTATGAAGAAGGTTTAGCATCCATTCGATCAGATTTAAAAACAGCGCTTGATGTTCCTGAAAAAATGAGGTCGTTCTTAACAAAGACTATGAATATATGGGTGGACATGAAAGAAGGGGGCTACATTCCTGCTAACAAGTGGAAAGCAGGACAAATTGAAGCCTTTGAGGTGAGTGGCCGTGATGTTTATATAGGAGTCGATTTATCTAAGAAGATTGACTTAACTTCGGTGGGTTATGTTTTCCCTACGGATTATGGCTACCATGTCGGACAACACTCATTTATGCCTGAAGATGCATTAGCAGAGCGGAGAGCTAAAGATAAGGTGCCATATGATGTGTGGATTGAAGAAGGTTGGATGGATGTCACACCAGGTGCGGTAGTTGATTATAGTTTTGTAGAACAATGGATTTTGGATTTCATCAATAACAATGAATTGAATGTAATTCTATTTTGTTATGATCCATACGGAGCCACACAGTTTGCTCAAAACATGGAGAACTACGGATTAACTATTGTGGAGGTCCGCCAAGGGTTTCCTACATTATCTGAGCCAACAAAAGAATTCAGAGATTATGTATATCAGAACAATGAACAACAAAAAAGAATCACTCATGTTGGTGATAAAGTACTGGCTTGGGCTGTTGGGAACGCTATTGCCGAAATGGCAGCCAATGAAAGTATTAAACTATCAAAATCAAAGTCCAGAGAACGAATTGACCCTATTGCAGCAGTAATTACAGCATTTGTACAAGCAAGATTCTCAACAAATGAAAGTGGAGAAGGTAATATCAGCTTTATTTCAATTCATGATTTATAAGGGGGAGGTGAGAAATTGAGATTATGGCAACGTATCAAAACAACAGCATACATGGCATATGCAGGGGCTACTACAGGCTGGAAGGGTTCAACATGGGATTTTAGCAATTGGTTTGGACGAACCTTTTGGGGCATTGATAACAGCCAATTAGCAACTAATGAAACGATTTTCAGTGTTATTAGTCGACTGGCTAACACTATGTCTGCATTACCTATAAAGCTGCATCAACATTACAATGTGATTCAAAATGATGTTTCAGATGTGCTTATAAATGAGCCAAATCAAAATATGAGTAGCTTTGATTTTATTAACGCTTTAGAAGTTAGTAGGAACGAAACAGGAAATGGATATGCAGTCATATTACGTGATATTAGGATGCGGCCAGTGGAGTTATTACCACTTGATCCGAATTGCGTGACTGAGTTTATTAATCGTGATGATAGTTCGTTGTGGTATGAAGTTCGCGGTGATAATAAAAATATGTATGTCCACAACAGTGACATGATTCATGTTAAGCATATCCGAGGGCCAGCACGTTTGCGAGGACTTAACCCTTTAAAGGTTTTGGCCAATACAATTAAATACGATAAGGCTGTTCAGGAGTTTTCTCTTTCTGAAATGGAGAAAAAAGAATCTTTCACATTGAGCTATGCATCAAATGTTGATGAAGAAAAAAGGAATCGAATTATTGGTGACTTTAGAAGGTTTTACTCTGAAAACGGGGGTATTCTATTTAAAGAACCAGGTGTTGAAATTGAACCAATAAAAAAACAATACTTTGCATCAGATACATTGGAATCAGAGAGAATTACACGTTCAAGAGTAGCCAATGTTTTTAATGTACCAGTTTCGTTTTTAAATGATTCGGAGGGTGGCACTCTAGGATCGAACGAGCAACAAATGATTCAATTTACGAATATGAATCTATTGCCAACTGTCCGCCAGTATGAACATGAGTTTAACCGAAAACTATTAACCAAAGCAGATAGACAAGCAGGTATGTATTTTAAATTTAATTTAGGTGGCCTTCTTAGAGGTGATACTGCTACTCGAGCAGCGTTTTATCAAATGGGCATTCGGAATGGCTGGTTTAAACAAAACGAAGTAAGGGGATTTGAAGATTTGCCACCAGATGATTCAGAATACGCAAACAAGCTATGGATTTCTGGTGATCTTTATCCTATCGATATGGATCCGACATTGAGGAAGTCCACTGCTGCTGCATCAACTGTGGAAGGAGGTGGGAAAAGTGAATAAAAAACAGAAGGAAAAATTCTTTAATATGAAACTATCTGCAGATGGTAACTCCGCGGATATTTTTATTTATGGTGAAATTACTAAATGGGCTTGGGAAGAACTAGGCGAGGTTTCATCAATCACTTTCAAAAATGAACTAGATTCATTGGGGGATGATGTACAAACAATTAACTTATACATTAATAGCCCAGGAGGAAGTGTCTTTGAAGGATTAGCGATTGGTACCATGTTAAAACGTCATAAAGCAAAAGTAATTGCTCACGTTGATGCTTTAGCAGCTTCTATTGCATCTGTAATTGCTATGTTTGCTGACGAAATAAGAATGGCATCGAATAGCCTATTGATGATTCATAATGCTTGGACTTGGGCGAGTGGTAATGCAGAGCAACTTCGTAAAGCAGCCGATGACATCGAACGTATTAATGAGTCAGTTATCCAATCTTATTTAGATAAAGCAGGAGATAAACTAAATACAGAAACTTTAAAGTCTCTTTTAGATGCTGAAACATGGTTATCTGCTGAAGAGGCTTTTAATTATGGGCTTTGTGATGGAATCGATAATTATAATGAGGCAGCAGCATGTATTGAAGAAAAGTTAATTAAACAATACAAAAATGTACCTCAACAGCTTCTACAACAAGAGCCATCCACACCAGTAATGAGTGTGGAAGAAAAAACTTTACGTGAAAAAATCATTGCAGATTCAAAGGCGAATCTAACTTATTTAGAAACTATTCTTTAATTACTGGGAGGAAATTTTATATGAAAACTCAAACGAAAAAACTTTTAAATTCTATTGCAAACAAAAACTCTATGAAAATGTTAATGCCATTTGACATTCAAATGTTCTCAGGTGACCAAAATCTTTACGAATTAAAGCAATCACTGATGATGATTGGCCAACAATTAAAAAAAGCAGAAGGCGAAGTTACTGCAAAGGCTTCTGATCCAACATCAAATCCAGAAGATATTAAAGCTGCTCAAAAGTCACGGGATGATTTACAATTACGCTTTGATGTAATTAAGCAACAACACGATCAAGTAGATAAAGAAGTTAAAGCTAAAATTGATGCTAACAAAGGTGTAAATGCCATCGATAACCCACAACAAAAAGTTATTGCTGCCAAAGCATCATTAGTCCGTTTTACTATGCGTGGAAAAGCGATTGATGCAGATATTCGCGCAGCACTTGGCGATGATGTAGCTTCTGGTGGTGGTAAATTCTTACCTAAAACTGTTTCACAAGATGTCATCTTAGCACCGTTAGCTAAAAATCCATTACGCGGAAATTCTGCAGTAACACAAATTACGAATCTAGAATTGCCGCGTCTATCTTTCACGTTAGATGACGATGACTTCATCACTGATATGGCTACTGCAAAAGAATTAAAAGCAAAAGGAGATACAGTAGCATTCACACGTAACAAGTTCAAAGTATTTGCAGGGGTTTCTGAAACAGTAATTAATGGTTCAGATGCAGATTTAGTTGGACATGTGGAAAATGCACTTAAATCCGGTGTAGCTGCAAAGGAAAAGAAAGTGGCATTTACAACAACGCCAAAAAGTGGCGAAGAACACATGAGCTTCTATTCTGCAGAAAACGGCATTATTAAAGTGACTGGTGCAGATACCTACACAGCTATTCGTAAAGCTATTGCTGATTTACATGAAGATTACCGTGAAAACGCACAAATTATTATGTCGTACGCTGATTACTCTGACATCATTGAAAAATTAGCGAATGGAAATGCTACACTATACACTGCACAACCTGAACAAGTATTAGGTAAACCTGTTATTTTTGCCGATGCAGCCACAAAACCAATCGTTGGTGATCTATCATACTCACACTTTAACTATGATATTGGTGAAACTTTCGAACGCGATAAAGATATTAAAACTGGTATTGAGCAATTTGTTGTTACAGCTTACTTTGATCACCGAATCAAATTAGCCTCTGCTTTCCGTATCGCAGATGTAGTCGCTACTCCTTAATTGGATAGCGACTTTTTAGTTAAAGAAAGAAGGTGAACTGAGTGTACAAGGTAATTAATCGTTTCAAAGAAAACAACCATGATGGCCATATTTATGAGGTAGGCGACAACTATCCAGCCGATGGTAAGAAGCTTGTTAAGAGTCGTGCAGAGGCTTTAACAGAAGTCCATAGTGAATATGGCGTAGCATTCCTAAAAGCTGTTGAAGAGCCTAAGAAAGCTCCTACAAAGCAAGCTTCAAAACAGCCTTCCACAGATGAAAAGAGTGATGCTTAATGCAATTACTCGATGAGCTAAAAGAATATTTGCGGATTGATGGGAATGATGAGGATCGTTCCCTTTCTACTATTCTGCAATCATCCATTTTATATTTGGAGAATGCAGGGGTTAAACAGCCAGACAATTATTATTTAATTGTGGAGGGCAAAGACGTATTTGCCTTACATCGTTTAGCTATTATGACGCTCGCTACACATTTTTATGAGAATCGTATAGCTATTACGCCTTCCACAATTAAAACAGCTCAGCAGCCCATTCCATATGGCTTACAGTCGATGATATTACAGATAAAGTGGGTGGATCCTGATGAACTATCGCAACAACAATAACGCAGGTCGTATGAACAAGCGCGCTACTTTCTTAAGTCCACCAGGTACGATAACTAATGGATGGCCAAGTGAAGAATGGACTAAACACGTAACGGTATGGGCGGAATTGAAGACTGCAAAAGGTTACAGATTATTTAGTTCTGATGCTACACAATGGCAAGGGAAATGTGTTATTGGTATACGGTACCGGAAGGATATTACAGAACATATGCGGGTTGAAGTAGCTGGCAAAATATACGAAATGGATTCGCCACCAGTTAATGATAATGGAGACAATCAGTGGCTCACAATCTTTTTAAAAGAGGTGGTTTAGATGAATTTTGAAATACAGGGTATGGACGCTTTAATGCAAAATCTAATGAATTTGCCATTAGAAGAGGAAGAGGAAAATAAAGCACTTAATGCAGGTGCAAAAGTAGTCAAAGAAGCTGTTGAGAAAGAAGTGCCAGTTGGAAAATCCAAAAATAAGAAAAATAAATTGAAAAATAACATTAAAATAAAACGTGCAAAAGATGGGGAAGCAAAAGTACACACAGGTAAAGCCTACCACGGCCATATCTTAGAAGGCGGGCGGAGTGCCGGAAGTAAATATGTTACGAAAAAGGGTAAACGTCAGAAAGTAACATGGGGACCAATTGCACCAAATCCATTCTTTACACGAGGATTTGAATTTAGTAAACCAGGTGCATTAAATGCTATTGCTGATGAGATAAAGAAAGCGAAAAATCTATGATTGATATTGCTGCACATATCACAAATACTTTATCCCCACTAAAATTAGATGTATTTTTCAACAGTGTTCCAACTGGTTCAACTATACCAAATCAATACATTACATTCTTAGAAATCAATGCAAAGCCAGCACTTGAAGCATCAGATCAGGAATACGAGACTGAACGACTAATTCAAATCAACGTTTGGTCGAAACCCAATTACTATCAACTTGTGGAAGACATCAAGCGTTTGATGGAATCGGCTGGCTATGAACGAACATTTGAATATGATGCACCAAAACAAGAAGGCGATTCCCACTGTAACAAAGTGTTGCGATTCGTCTTTTTTGATGAATATTAAACATATTAGGAGGTCATGAAAATGGCAGCTACAACGGTAAATGAAAAACCACAAAAAATTAGTTTGAAACGGATCCATTATGCATTAATGACAGATGAACAAACGGAAGCATGGGGCGATGTTAAAACATTAACAATGCCAATCTCTTTAACACTTACACCTAACTTCTCTGAAGCATTTTTAGATGCAGGTGATCGCGTGGTGGACCAAGAAGCACAAATGGACTCCATTACAATTGCAGGTGAAACAGCAGATTTACCAACAGAAGTGCTAGTAGATTGGTATGGTCACAAAAAGTCTGCCGAAGGTGGTATTGTCACTAATTCCAACGATACTCCAAATGCCATTGCAATCGGTTTTGAATCAGGATCTAAACTTGTGTGGTTCTTCAAAGCAAAATTAAAACCAGGTGAGGAATCCAACGCTACTCGTAAAAAAGGTGAAACAAACTACAAAGTATATCCGTTCGCTGGCGAAGCTTTACCTTTAATTGATGGCATCATCAAACATACAGTAGATACGCGTGATTCGGGTGTAACAGCTACTCCTGAAACATTCTTCTCTACTGTAACAAAACCGACTGAACCAACAGTACCAACACCTTAAACAGAAGTCCTTTTATAGGGCTTCTTTTCTTTTAACTAAATTAAAGTGACTAACGAAAAGGATGGATGAAATATGCAAATCAAATTACGAATTGATGGACAAGAAAAAACATTTACAAATGATTTCGTGAAGGCGCGTGTTTTCCGAAATGCTCTGAAAATGAATGAAAAAATGCGTGAAGAAGGCGCGCAAGTTTCAACGGAAACTTTTGACGAAATGATTGGATTTGTCGTAAATGTTTTTGATAATCAATTCACTGTGGATGACGTATGGGACGGTTTAGAGGCAGGGGTATTACAAAACGAAATTATGCGTGTATTTAACAGTGTACTTAATATCGGTGGTCTAGAGACGGCTTCCA